CCGCCCGCCAGGGAGCATCACGTCAGCTTCGCGGCCGTTCCTAAGCAATTGGCCGCTTGAGCCTCGCGAGAACCCAGCCGCTAGTTGTTTGCCGCCGTATTTGGCTTCTACTCGATTGTATCGGTTCTCCCACATCTGGGTGAATTGCCGCGCAGAGGCATTTGGGTCGCCACCATTCCCGCGTACAGCCGCATCACCGACAATGTTTCCTGCCCTGGTATTCGGCAACTGCAGCATCAGGGTCGCTCCCGTTACGCCCTGCTGGTGCGCCAAATACACCTCGGAGTTCGTCGGCTCGCGGCGCAGCGCCTGCGCAAGTTCTGTCTTAGTCTTCGCCAAAAAATCGATTCCGTAGCCAAGCTGATCGCCGGCCGTCCCCATGCCGCCGGTTACGCCGACCGCCTCGCGTTCTTTTGGCCCGAGTTGATAGATGTTGCCGCGATAAGCCGCATGTTCAGCGCTTCCGACATTCGCGCCATGATGACTCTCAATGTCGGCCGTGGCGTTCGCGAGCGCCGGATCAACGCCTTTAGCAGTTGCGGTCGCCGCGACTTGATCCGGCGTTACGACAGCCGCGTGTGGACCGCCCTGTAGCTGTCTAACTGTTCCGTATGCCGGCTGCGGCGTCGCGCCTGGCCCAAAGACAAATTGCTGCGCCTCTTGCTCGGCCGCCGGCCCCTTTAGCCGCGCGGATAGGGTTTCATATTCTTGCGCCGACAGCACAGAACGACTCGCCTCAAGCGCACGCAGCGCCCCCGGCGCGTCATGCGGCGCGCGAGCCATAACCTCTGTCGTCGCCGCAAGCCGCCTGGCGTCGAGCACTGCCGCATTAACGACAGTCGGATCGCCGCCGCTCAGCCGCTGGGCGGATTTGACATAGGCTCCGATCAAATCCGAATTGGCGCTGTCAATGCCACTTTGGTTGTTATGCGCCACTGCATCATTGAGGTTCGCGAGCGCGACATCCTTGTTGGCCTTCTCGACCTCGCCATACCATTGGTCGGCCTGCTGATCGGCATGCCGACTGACCTCTGAGCCCGCATAATATTGAAAGCGCCGCGTATCCCGATCAAACGCGAGCTGTGAGTCCGCGGTCCCGAGATTGTCATGCAGCTGCTGCCGCGCATTTTCCAGTTGAGCCAAGACATGCGGGGCCGCATCAAGAGCGGCGCGACCGCGCAATCCGTAAAACCCACGATCTGGCTGCTGGGAACCGTCTGCCGCCGTCATGGTTTTGGTCGGGTCGCCGTAAAGGGTGGTGCGCACCGCCGTCATATACTTGTTGGTTTGGTCGTCAGCCGCGACTTGCCCAAAGAACTGCCCGGCCTTCGTCAGCCCTGCACCTAACTCCCGCTCGCCTGCCGCGAGCCCTGCGCCGAACGCGCCCGGTGGCGTGGCTATGTGTTGGTAGTCGTCAGGCGGGACCGGGCGCGGCTCAACTGGGTTGAATGGCTGAAACTGAATTGTCGCCATCTATCAGGTGCCCGCCGATGTCGGCGTTGGGTTATTCTGGAGACCCCAGAACTTAAACCCGACGTTGCCGGCGTTGGACAACAGCGTGCCGCCGGCACCCAAGATCGCGGCTGGCACCGCCTCTTTGGCGGCCTGTTTCTCCAGTGTGGACTCGGCCTGATAGCCTGTGCTGGCCGTTCTATAACCATAAGCGGTCAGCGCCGCGTTTGCCGCTGTCTGTTCCTCCGCCTCTTGCGAAATCTCTGCCTGGCTGGCGCGCACCCGCGCGGCCGAGCCGGTGTTGACATCAAGCCCCGAGGCGGCGAGCCCGGTCGTGATCTTGCCGGCTTTCTCGCGCTCCTGCTGGCCGACGTTGAAGGTCTGGGTTGTCCCGGCTGCTGTCGCGTAGTTGGCGTTTTGCTGCGCGATAATCGCGTTGTTTTGGGCCACCTGCGCCTTGTAATTCGCCTCCGCCGCCTGCGCTTGGCCGCCCGCGATGCCGCCGATGGCCTGCACACCCGCGCCAACTGCTCCGAGGATTGGCGCCGCCGCCGCCCAGAAGAGTAGACGCTTCGCCTCCCAATCAAACTGCGGCTGATGCCACACTCGTCATCTCCCGATCGAAATCTCGCGCAAGCCGTCCTGCGGCTCGCCGATCGTAAACCCCAGCATGTCATAAAATCGCGCACTACGGGTAGAGGTTGCGAGGATCGATGCCCGGAGCACGTGCCGCACCGCCAGCATCGCTCGAATGCGGTCGCGCGCCTCGCAAAAGAACGCGAGCGGGAAGCGATCGGCGAGCGTTGTCGTAAACAGCCAGGGCCGCCCCTCGGCGCACAGCAGCGGCGCGGAATCCCCGACGACCGCGATCACGCCATCGCCGCAGACAAAAGCGAGCGACCACGGCGATTGCCGCCACAACGCGAACATGACGTGGCGGACTTGGCGGCCGATCAGCTGCGGCATACCAAGCGGATATGACATTGCAAGTTCGGTCACCTCCTCATGCCGCAGCGAGCGCGCCACCGCGCGGAGGTGCGAGACGCCGCAAGGCTCGGCTCGGTAATCCATCAATGATCCTTGGGCGGGGTTTCCGGCATCACGATCGAGTAAGTCCGGCTACCCAGATAGCGGAATATCTTGACGCCGCGCTTCTCGGCTAACTCGCGCGAGCCGTGTTCGCTTATCAGGTACACCTGCATGCTCTCGGGCGCGTCATCAAACGCCACCTCTACCGCTTCGCCCTTCATGGCGCCTGAAGTCCATCGAGGAAAATGTCATCTTCAGTCTTTGGTCCCACCGGACACGATGCTGCCCGCGGCGCATCCACTAATTCCTGAAACCGGCGAGGAAACTCCTCGATGTAATTAAGCATCTCTAGTTGCTCGGCGGAGATTACCGTTCCACTCCTGAACATTGCCGTCAGTGCGGACCTTAAAGCGACTTGATTCATGCCGCTCTCCTCCCGTTGCTGTTGGCCGATTGCTGCCTCGGCTGTATCTGCATCTCCGGGGTATCGCCCTCCAGCACCTCGGGGATTAGTGCTGTCACATTGACCGGCAGCGGTAGCATTTGCTGCACCGCGACCTGGCCGGGCTTGGCCCACGCCGACGGCACGATGAGCCGCTGGTCGCCGGTAAAGAGCGGCTGGACCGAGATGCCGCCGACGCTGGTATAGGGTGCGGCAGGATTGGGTTGGACATTCGTTGGTACGGCGGCGGGCAAGCCCGACCAGACCTCGAATTGCGGCATCGGCGAGGCCGCCGAGGCGTCCGCCTGGTTGATCCCGACCTGCGAAAAGCCGCTCGCCTGACACCGTACCGTGGCGGCATAGATGTTTTTGCGTCGCCCCTGGATGGTCGGCTGTTCGCCGGTATCGAGATAGACGCTCTGTAGCTGCGCGGTAAAGCCAAAGCCGAGCACAACCTTGCTGGCGGTAAAGGGCAACGTCACGGTGTTGCCGCCCGATACCGTCAGAAAGCCAAACGACACCGCGGGCAGCCACGGGTAGAGAGGCCGTAGCGCCGGGTCGAGCCCGATCGGCACGCCATCGGCGAGCCCGACAACATGCGTCCCCTGATACTCATTTGAAAACCCGCCAACCGTCGTGACCCGCGGCAACAAGGTCCACCGCCCTTGCGGCTGCGGAAGCGGCGTCGGGGTCGGGGCGTTCGGATAAAGCTCTTGGCACGGATAGACCCATGTGCCACTCAAATGCGTGCTATCGACATAAGCGGTAATCAGCGCGATCCCGCCGCCAAAGCGCAATACCTGACCGTTCTCGCCGGAATTGAAGACCGCATGATCGGCGTGGAACACCACCGCGCCCGACACCGAGGAGGCCGTCAACTTTGCCGCCGGCATGTTGGGGATCGTCGCGATACCGGCGTCAACGCACCAGCAATCCTCGACGCCGGCCCACTGGCGATCGTCCATGCGCTCGATAAAATAGGCGAGCCCGTTGGGTACGGGGCGCTCGACCACAAGATAGAGCGCGTCGGTAAAGCCTTCGACAATAGAGCAGATGGATTTGACTTGCCCCCAGGTGTCGTGCCGCGCCCAACCCGCCACCTCTTGCTCTTTCAGATACGTCAGACTCAACAGCGCCCCGTCATCGCGCGCCGCCCAAACGATGCGGCCGGGGTTGCGGCAATAGCACCACTCGATGATCGTATGATTGGATGCCCCGAGTAGATGCGAGGACGGCCACGAGATATCGGTGCCGGCGTAGATGTTGAAATAGAGCTGGTAAGCGAGATCCAGCACGTCGTCGCCGTTGTAGTCGAGGTAAAGCACATCCCAATTGATCTGCAGCGGCGGCACCGTGCTGGATATGCCGATCGAGGATTGCGGGAAGGCGAATTGGGTTGTTGGCGTCAGTCCTTGCGGCGATGAGGTAAAGCTGCCCTGCGCGCCGATCTGCTGCACGCCCGAGCCGGTAAAAGCCAAAAGGCCGAGCGGCATCTGTAGGAACCATTGAATGCCATCGACCTTACCCGACCACGGCGTTCCCTCAAGCGCGTCATCATCCTGCGACGGCAACGAGTAGCTGAAATTGTTGAACTGGCCAGGCTTGGAGGCAAAGTAGGTGTCGGGCTGATTGATGCTGCCGGCAAAGAAGCGGCGCTGCTGAAAATACGCGTCAACGCTCGGATAGGTGCCGCTTAATGGCGTCGTGGTGAAGTTCGCGGTAGCGGACGCCCCGCCGGTCCCGGCGAACACCACCGTATCGGCCGACGAATCGTAGCTGATGCCGCCGTTCAGTATTTTGACGCCAACGATAAAGCCGTTGACGACGATCGGTTGCCCCGAGAAAAGCGACCCCGTAATCGAGCTGATCGTCACCGTCGCCGTTACCCAGCCACCGCTAGAGGCCGTCATATCGATGTTGACGACGCTCCCCGGCGCGATCGGGTTCTGGTAGATCGGCGGCGTTAACGTGTAGTTCGGCACGATGTTGCTATCGACAAACTGCGTGCCAAGGGTCTGGCCGATATAGCCAAAGATCGCGCCGCCCGGCACCGGCAGGGCATTTGTCGAATTGCCCGTGTTGTACGAAGTCGGCGCGCGATAGATTTTGTAATAATGCGGCGTCCCGCTGGCGGCGGTCCAGTTCAGTATGATCGATCCCGCCGTCGCCGACATATCAACCGAGTTCGTCACATCGGCGATATTCGAGGGCAAACTTTCTTGCCCCGTCACGGCATCGACCGTCGTCACCTGATAGGCATAAGCGCATGGCAGCAGCGAGCCGCTCGGGGCTGTCGTGGCTGATGCCGTGACGCTGGTCGGCGGCGCGTTGGTGGCCCCGACCGGCGTCGGCGTCAGGGTCCAACTGGTTGGGCCGACGCGCGCCAGATCGTAAGGCTTAAAGTTCGGATGGCAGAGCGTCATGACATCCGCCGATTGGACGAATTTTAGTTGGAATGCCTGGACCGCGCTGTAGGGGCTGGTGATCTGATAGGGCGAACCGCCCGAGAGTACATAGCCGCCGTTAAAGATAAAGCGGACGTAGAGATCGCCAAATTCCAGCACGTAGCCCTGCTGGTTGTTGAACTGCCAGGCGATCAACCGCGGCGGCGAGTCCCCGGTGCCCGCACTCTGCCTCGATGTGGCAACGTAGCGTGTGCCGGGGCGGGAGTACGCCCCACCGCGATAGCTGACGAACATGTTTCGACAGGTGGCGGCGGCGGTGTGGAAAGCCGCAAGATCGACGTGACCCCAAAGCTCAGGGGTGATTTCGCCTTTCGAGAATGAGGTATCGATAAATGGACTCGACATGCTTTAAATGCCGCCATGAAACGCAGTCAGACACGCAACAAGGCTAGGCGGCAACTCTGCCGTGCTCGATCTCAGCAATATGAACGAGATATCTGCGAGGCCGAGCCGGAAATCGTCGAGTGGATACATGAGGGCTGGCTGAAGCTTCAAAACACCGACCCATCGCCCCAGGTCATCGCCTCGTAGCCCATGCCGTAGTAGCCGGGGCCACCACCGCCGCCCCACGGCTGGTTGCCCCACCGTGCCCAGCCGGATCGTCTTGCGGCAATCCAGTCGGCCGTGTGATCGGTCGTTTGCTTCCAGCCGGCCTCTTGGGCTGAGGCCACGCGAGCATCCCGCACCGCGCGCTGCGCGATCTGTACGTGGGCGTTGCGTTCGCCCAATGCGAGCTTGGGGTCGGGCATGACAACCGGGGCCAGATAGGAGGCCAGCACATGCACCATCGCGTTTTCAAAGAGCGCGTCCCACAACTCCAATTCGAGCGCCAGATAGGTGTACACCAGTTGCGGGCCGGGAAGGGTTTGCGCCCCGAGCGGCTGTATCTGCGGCGGCACGTTGGTCAGGATGACGCGGCGGTTGACCGGCCCGGTGCCCTCCAGCCCTTCGTAATCGGCGACCTGATCCCACGGCGGGTTGCCGGCCTGCGACGGATATTGATCGGTTGACGAGACGAGAAACCGCGCCGGAGCCTCAAAGGCCGCCAGGCCGGGCGACACGACGTTGAGGCCAGAAGATATCGGCACATTGCCGGGAACCGGCTGGATGTTTTGCGGCGGCGCACCAAAGCCTGCGAGCGCACCTGGCGGCGTGCCGGTCCACGGCAGCCACCGCGCCCGCACGCAATCGTTCGGCCACGCATAGGCGTAAATCCACGGGTACTCGACATAGGTGCTGACATTGGGTGTTTGCCCGGTCGCGTCGGCGAGCAGAAACAGGGTCGTGCGTTTGCGTGCCCAATCCCAGTGTGCGGCTCGCAGCAATGCCCGCAGCTCGCGCCCGTAAATGCGACGCGCGGCTTCCGACTCGGTCGTGCCATCGCTCTCCAGCGAGCCGATCGTGCGGCGGACGCCGGGCAGAACATCAAGTGCGCGGTTGACAATATCCTCAGGTTGCACGGCCGTTTATCGCGGCAATCGGAGGGTGAACCGCGACTCCCTTGAAAAGGATATTGGGCAACGGCAGCCCCTCAACCACCAACACGGGCTCAGGCAAGCCATGCCGCTCAATCATGAAACGCGCGTACAGCCCCTCGGGAACCTCAAGTGGAATAATGCGCGAGAAGTCTCCGAAGGCCGATCGCGGCAAGCTCAAAATGATCTCAAAAACCTCAGCTAATGCACTCAAGTTCGGGGCCTACGCTTTGAGCGCCGCGTCGATCATCGCCCGCCAGACTGGGGCCGCGCAATCATCGGCCAAAGCTAGATGAGATGGGCCGGCCTCTGCATAGATCATTTCCAGCTTCCCAGCCCCCCTCATCGCCTCAGTCGGCTCACGCATCGCAGCTATCGCGGCCCTAGCGCACCGAAGAAAGCCCGCAGTCCCGACTGATGTGCTATCAGCTTCCCGCCGCCAATCGTAGGGCTCGCCTTCATCCTTGCCGTACCACCACGCGAATTCGGCAGTCGGATCGTTATCCGAAAATTCCGCATAGGCGGCAGCGGCCACTCGTTCCGTCATCTCGGAGAATTTCTCGTCGCACATCCCTAGCCTCGATGCTGGTCGCTGACGACAGCCTCAGCGGCACTCTCTTGCGCTGTCAGCTTGGCAAGGTCAAGGTTCTGCACCAACGGCACCGATAGCTTCTTACTCAAGCTCTCGACAAAGGTTGCAGTAAAGAGCGGGTTCCATGCCGCCGGGTTGGTGATCTGGCCGCAATACACCCCGATCGCGCCCGCCACATTCGTCAGGATCACCCGCGCTGGTGTCGCCAGCGTGTTATCGCTGCTCTCGCTCCATAGCACCGGGCGGGGATCGCGCATCGGCAACATGCCGGGAGGCCGAATGATGCCGCGGAACTGGAGGCAGTCAGCGGGGTAGGCGTACTCGTAGAGCCACGGGAATGGCGGATAGGTCGTGCTCCACGGCTGTGCGGGGTTGTAGCCACCGGGCGGCGGCGGACCTTTGAGCAAGCTGAGCGCCACATCGTTGACGCGCGCGAAGTCGGGATACAGCTCGCGCAAAAGCTCATCCCTAGTTTGTCCGTAGAGTTCAAGACACGCCTTAGCTGGCTCACTTCCCTCATAGATTGAGCCGATGCGCATTTTGTAACCGATGAGGCGCAGCGCTTGGTTACAGAGTCCTTCGACATCCGTGGCCATCAGGGCCGCACCCCGGATTCGTCCAAGGATTCCGCCATCTGATGGTACATCTCGGCTTGCTGCAAAAGCTCACGCGCATACTCAGGACGACCGGCGAGGGCCATCGACAGCACGTTGCCGAGTTGGCGGATTACGCCCTGCATGAAGGCGGAATCCCACTGGTTCTCCGTTACCGCTGACGACGTGTAGCTCGCCACCGCGTTCTGGACGGTACTCCAGACGACCTTAGCGGCGGTGGCGGTTTTATCGAAGCCGATGCTGGACCGTATCGCTTGGGGATCAAAAGGCGGCCAGATGGCAGGGTAAACATACCGCATCTGCACGCAATCGGAAGGGTACGTATAGACATACGTCCACCCTGGCGGGGCCGTCTTGCCGGTGGCTATCGCTAGGGCTTGACCCTCGACGCGAGCGAAGTCCGGTTGGGTTTGCCACATCACGAGCTGTATGGTCGGCACATAGATGATATTGGCCGCGAGCCCGACCGGCACATCGTTGAAGGATGTGATCGTTTGCTGCGATCCGATCAGCTCGAGCGCGTAGTTGACGACATCAATCGATGTGGTCAACAGCTACCTCCGACTGCTGTCAACAGCCCCTTGGTGTAAGTCAGGGTGCAGCCGCTGACCGTGGCCGACGTGCTGATGCCGAATTGACCCGCAGAAGCGAAGTCGGTAGCCGTCACCGTCGCCGGCACCCGAAGATCACCCGTGCCGGTGACGGAGACATTGGTGCCACTGCCGACCGCCGTTATTCCAAGCTCTACATCGGCAGTTCCTAGATTTAGGACTGGCGTACCCGCCAAGCTCAACCCAAACCCGGTTCCGATATCCAGCCCCGCATAGGTGTGAAAGGGCGTGTTGATATAGACGCTGTTGACCCCGGCGGCCCCGACCAAAAGATTGTCGGACGAGTCCAGCAGCAGAGCTGACTTCCCGTTCAAGTCAAACGATCGGTTGTTGTCGGCGTTGGTGGAGTCGATAAAAGGCTGCGCAACATTCTGAAAGTTATTCCCATAAACGCTGTAGTCTCTAACGTTCGTCGTGCCGCTGCCCTGGAGGTTGACGCCAAACGCGAAGGTGTTGATAATATTGCCGGAAATGAGGCCGCGAACGCCGGAGGAGCCGCCAGAGAAATTTATGAGGTAATTGCCTCCGGCCCCAAACCCTCCGTAGGCTTGGTTGTTTTGAAACGACAGATCATCCAAACTGCCGCCCGCGTTCACATGAATGGCGGATGTCGGGCCGCTGGTGCTTTGAACGTAAAACAAGCTGTTCTGGACCCACAGTCCCTCTAACGTGCCGTCAATCTCGATGGCGTTATCGCCGCCGCCAAATTGTGATCCGTTCTCAACGGTAAGCACTTCCACCGTGCCGCCGGACGGGATGCGAATCCCGATCCCGCCATTGACCCAATTGGCCTGCGACAGCGTGATTCCCTGAACGTCTTTGGGGCCGGTATCCAGCCCAACCGCAAGGAAGCCAAAAAACGGCGTTGAGAAGTTATATTCGATCGCCGAAAAAGCCGAATCGTTGGGACCAAGTAATTGAACGCCGATACCCAACCCATGAGTCCCTTGGGCGCTGCCGCCGGTGATATTGACGTTGCTGTAGTTAACGAAACCGGGATTGCCGCCGCTTGTGACGGCGCGCGCATCTTCCTCGATCCCCTTCGTCCAATATTGGCTAGTGGTGTTCCCGGCAACGATTAAGTTGATCCGATCGGTTCCGACATTGCTACCCGACGCGCCGGAAGTGTCCAACAATCCGAT